TTCCGCCTGCGCTGCCGGCCAGTCACAATGTTGAATGGCCGCGATCATGTGCACGAAATGCAGGAGCCCGAGCACTCCGACGTTGAAGGCGACATCGAGTAGCACGGACTGCCGCACGGGGTCGCAGTGCTGATACCATGCATAGACCGACAAACTCGTCTCGACTTTGCCGAGTCGGTGCTTGCTCAGCCAGTCGATTTCATCGTTGTCGAGGCCGATCTCGAGGTCTACTCCCACGGCGATTGACAGGTTTCCGGTTGGCCGACAGGTCACGCGCTGGCCCGTAGCGTCGTTGTATGCGTAAGCGCGCCGTCCTTCTTCGCGACCTACCAAACGCTCATATGCCAGCTCGATAGCTTGACTCACGACGCCTCCCTGTTGTGTGTATCGCTCCCTGGAAAGTGAACAACGCGTCCTTTCAAAACTGCGACTTCAGTCGCAACAACCTGCATGATCTCGCGCAGACTCCGTCGGTCGTCGCGCGACTCTTCGAGCAAGTGGCGAAGTTCGTCTAGCTTTCTGTTCAATTCGCCATTGCTCCTGTCACAAATGCGTTGGTGCTCGTCGCGCGTAAGCCTTTCATTGATCCTCCCTTCGATCCGTACGACGTAGCCCACCAAAGCTGACGTGATGGTAATTGCACCACCCCAAAACACTGCGTCGGGAATGTTCATCTGCAGGAGCCCCTCTTTCAGAAGAAGTTGCATAGGTTTAACGCCGTGATAGAGTCGGTTCGGAGGGGCGCGCGTAAGACACCGCCGCCCCGAGCGGAGGGAACCATGAGAACAACTATTGCGGGAGCCGTGTTAGTAGCTGTCAGCGGGTGCGCAGTCGAAATCCCACTCGGCCCGAGCGACGCTCCACGCATCCATGTATCGCGTACGGAAGAGGTCTATCAAGCCCTGCATGCGTACGACTTCGCGCAAACCGTCACGGTGGCGCGCGAGCCCGCGTGCTATCACGAGAATGACCCACTTACCGCCGCGCTCATCGGCTCTCATCCGAGTGAGAGTAACGTCGAGATGGTTTGGGCTGCCGAGAGCCTCGGTCATCTCGCAGTGACGAATTGGCTCGATCGCGAGGTCGATGCAACCGATTCTCCCGGTTGGATTCGAGCACGCCGATTCTGGCACGGCCTCTCGATTGGCATTGAAGGCTACTACGTCGCGCGAAATGCCAGCATCGGCTTAGGGCCGTTCTCGTCCAATGCGAAGTGCCGGGGCCCTGCTAATGTAGGAATCATCCGCCCGCGGTATTGAGGCGCTTGCGCTGCTCCGCGATGGTTTGATCGGCCTCGCGAAGCAGTCGCGCCGCCTCGCTGTCATGTCCAGCTTTCCAGGCCAACTCAAGCACGAGTTCTCGGATTGCGCGCAGCGATGGTCGCTCTGAGAGTTCAATGGCTTCAAGCGCATTTATGCGCGCGAGTCGGGCGGCCACAACCTCCGGCTTGAGGACCCAGCGCTTGATCTGTACATCCCACACGTGATCCTCAGTGGGTCTCTCGGATATGTAGTCAATCACTGTGCCGGTGGTGATATCAACGCGCTGCGACAGATGGTCGTAATGACCCTCAATTGGCAAATAATCGGGCGTCGGCCTATTCAGGTCCACAGACGATTCATCGGAGAAAATGAAGGTCTGGTGAAAAATTGCACCACTCTGAGCGTGGTAATAGCTAACCCTCTTCACCTTTTGTACTCACGCACTTTAATGAAGTTGTTGTAGCTCTGGACAGAATAGATGACCGTACCGCCGGTACTATCATGAACCTGTACATGCAATGAATAGGTATGCGAGCCGGCAGAAGGAGCGTCGGCCGCCGAGATCGTCACTTGGTACGGGATATTTATTCCTCCAATCGTAATGGAACCACCCTTCGTTGGATCCCACACCGTTGAACCGATCGAGGCACCATCTCGATATATCTGCGCGTTCAACGTTGTGATCGCATTCCCGTTTCCAGTCGACGCATAGATGTTGCACGCCGCGTCAATGGCGACCGGAAGCCCGGTTGTGTTAACGGCAAGTGAAATGACATCTACATCCTGAAGCCCCACTCCATTGATGTTGACCACGGACGCGCTATACGTTGACCCGATTGTACTGACCGCGTTCGTGCCAATCTCGGCCGTATCGTTCACCTTTAAGTTCGTCGTCGGGCCGAAGCGAAGAGAGTTCAATCCGCTGTTAGCCTGATAGGCCGCGCAGAACCCGTAGAGCGTGAGGCTGCTGACGGAGACGGTTCGTTTCGACACTCCATTTAGCCAATACGTGACTGTCGACCCATCGTAGGTGATCGCCACCACGTCGGACGTCGAAATAGGCCCGTACGTGCCGATTAGCGTACCGGATTCGTAGATCGCCCACTGATTTCCGGAACCTGACGAGTTGTTCCATCCGTAGTTGGCGTTCGTATAGTTGGCGCTGGCCGTCGGTGTTGTGCTTAGGCCGATCATCCAGTCTTGCGTGCCAGAGGCCGAATTGACCTTCGCCGTGATGTGACACGTCGCATATCCAGTCAAAGAATAGATCGCGTCAGATCCCCATGCGCTCGAACCTCCCTGTTTGTATGCGTTTGTGTCATTGACCGTGCAAACGCCGACAGATTTCCACTGGACCGGCGTCGCAGTAGTCATCGGGCCGAACTTAACGTCCGTCGCCAAAGCCTGATAGTCGCGGAAAGAGGAGTCCGCGTAGAGTGTCAGTCCGGGTGAGAAAACCTGCCGCAGAACGGTACCGTTCTGGTAGTACCGAGCCCAAAAACCGTCGTACTGGATCGAAAGCGTGTCGCCAGCGACATACGCCCCAAAAACGGCTGCCTGCGAACCGCTCTCCCAAGCTTGCAAAGCACCGGCTTCTGTGCAGTAGATCGCAAAATTCAAATTCGTATAGCTAGAGCTAGCTGCAGGGGATGTGCTCAAGCCAATCATCAGCGCCAAGTTTGTCTGCGCTGGTCTCCAAGTCACCGAGCAGCTAGTAAAGCCTTCGTTCGAATAACAGTCCGATGTCCAATCGCCCGACGTCAGTGGCTGGCTGGGGACCGTTCCAGACACCGACAAGTTGTATGTTCCAGTTCCGCCAGTTCCAGTACCTAGCGACAATATCTGGTACCCGGTTCCTCCAACCATGATGACTTGTTGGACAGCCAAGGTTCCATATTGAACAGCGGTGACTGTTAGTACGCTTCCGGAGATCGATCCGGTGAATGCTGCCTCCGCTTTTCCTTTGTAGATTCGGTTTCCATCGAGCACGCAGTTGACGCGCGGGATAAATAACAGATTCGCTGCGTTGTATCCGCTCGTTCCGACCGGAAGCGTGTAGGTGACGGCCGAGAGCCCGGCCAACCCTTCCAATCCGGCGAGGAAAATGTTGAAGCTCTGAAACTTGAAATAGAGCGTCTGTCCGTAGAGGCCGCCGTCGACCTGGAGCTTGAAGATACCCTGGTCGAGCCGCGCCCAGTTCGCGCCATTGGCGTGCGACGCAATCGCAGAACCGTACTTTCCTCGTCTGAGATATGTAAGGTTGTAGTGGGCAGTTGATGTGAGTGTGGCGGTTCCATAGGCCATGACCTCGCCATCGACCCAAACGAGGGTGCGCAGGGCGTCCGCGTCCGCGTTGGTTGCGTTCGGGAGAGTAAAAGCCGAATTGGTGAGTGCGACAGCGAGCGTGTTCGTGTTATCCGGGTCCGAACCGGAAGCGAGCGAAGACGTGAGAGTGCCGCAGCGAGCGCCGCCGTAGAGCGTCCCGACCTGCTCGTAATTGACGTTGTCGAAGCTCACCCAAACATTGCAGCCCGCCCAGAGTCCGTTATTGAGCCCTGGGACCGCGACCCACAGTTCCGCAGTACCCTGCGATGACACCAATGTCGGCGGTGCCATGAAGATGACGGGATTGGTTACGCTGCCGGGTGCCACCGCATGATTCGCAGCCCAGCCCTGCGATGCCTGCCAATTGTAGAGCGGCGCGGAGGCTGGGCCGATCGGCACCAGCTCGACGATCAACTCGATTTCATCGTTTTCCGCGTCCGTCACCTTGACGACGCGGCATAGGTCGTTGTTCGCGCCCGTGCCGGCGACGGTATCTGTAACCGCCACCAAGTCCATCGGCTCGAGCACCGAGTAATCTGCGCGCACCCTAAACTGGTACTGGATGCGGTAATAGAGCTGCCTCTGCAGGATCTGTTGCGCGACCTGCCGGCCTAGTGTGAGCGTCTTGATTGCCGGTAGGCTGATGGTCTGAGCGACGCGGGGGCCGTTGAGCGCAACGTCGTTGTCGTCGTAGGCCGGGACGGTGGCGCGATTGTATTGGTTGTTCCGGTCCTCTACTTCCACGTTCACGACGTTGAACGTCTGATTGAACGGCGTGCGAATGAGGACGACGGGATCCTCTCCGTTACGCGGACAGTAATCATCGTCGGTGAAGCTGAAGAGCGGCGTCAGGTTCGGCGTGTAGGAAGCGCCATTGCCGCTCACCGCGGCATCCGCTCGGGGAACGAATGTCAGGAGCCCGGAGCCGTCCACCTTGGCGTCCGAGTTCGTGATCTGCATGACCTCTTTGAGCAGATCGACTGCGGCGCGCTGCGTGTTCTCAATGTACGAGATGAAAAATCCGTTCGCAACACACCACTGTTGGAAGCTGTTCGCGCCGGTGAGTGTTCCGAGGTAGTTGAAGTTCGCGCCGTGGTTTGCGTCCGTCAGGTAGTCCGTGATTCCAGCGGATGGCTCCGCGTCAATGATTCCGCCGCCGACGTTGTAGCGTAGCGGGCCCTGGATCTCATACGCGAGATTCGGCAGGCCCGCCGAGCTGCCGAGGCTGAAAGACGCTGCGGCCACATAGGCGATGTGGTCATACGGAACGGCCTGA